TGTGGTACCGGCGGCTTTACCGATATCAGCGGAATGTTTTGTGCCGCTGTCCGTTTCGGCTGTGACTTCGACGTACTCGGCAACATGGAGGACATCGACAAGGCGCCGAGCTTTTTCCTCGGTAACTTCAATCGGAGGGTCACCGGCTTTGACGGGAGTAACGTATCCTGATTTGGGGTCTTTGTATCCGTAAGTCCCGTTGATAACACGAACTTTTACCATTGGTTTATCTCCTTTCGTAATAATGACCGGTTACTTGACTACGTTAGCTGCGTAGACCCACGGAGCCTTGTTCTTGGGGACAGCAACGGGACGTGCGCCGAGGCGCAGCTTGCGCGTGCTCTTCTCGCGGTTGCAGATGAACTGGGGAACTCTCTTCATTGCGAAGGTATGGAACTCCTCATCAGGCTCAATCTGCGTGATCTGCCCGTACATCATGTGACCGCAGCCGGGAGCCGAAACCATTGCGCTCTTTGCCGGGAAATAGCGCTGCGTTACACCGGAATCATCAACGTAGGTCTCGCGGACACTGAAAATGTCAAGCTCGAATCCGCCGAAATTAAGACGGCCCATCCACGCGACACCGGGATACATAATCTTCGGTGCGAGCTGGCCGTACTCCATGCGCCTGTTATCAAGCAGCTTTGCGAGTTTCTCGTTGCCCTGAATGAATTTTGCCACGGTGGAGCCGACTACAAGGTCAGCGGCATTAAGACCGCGCTCGGAAAGCATTCCGCACATTTCTTCAACGTCTCCGAAGAAATCACCGGTTGTGTCGTCCCATTCGTCACCGACGGTATAAATGGAAGGGTTGCTGCCGAGCGTGTCGTAGAAATAGATGTCATAGGAGATACCGTCTGTTCCGTTGTCGATGTAAGCGGTCATTGCACAGCCGTTGTTGATTATCGTCTGTGACGCCATCCACTCCTCGCGGCGTGCTATACGCAGGTCGAGATCCGTAAGGTCCTTCATCTGAAGAGCTCTTGCTCTTTCTGCCGGCGTGCTGTTCACATAAAGCGCTTCACCAAAGCCGCGCTTCTGAAGGTCATCGAGTGAGAGTATGCGGGACGGCATGATTTCGGGAGGCTGATATTCCGAGATTTCGTAGCCCTTGCGGGAAACGGGGATGTCACCGGAGCGCGGAACGACGAAGGGCGCGAGGGTGCGGTCTCCGTCCATGAATTCCATAAGGACTTTATCGGCCTTGAACACGTCGGTCTGGGGGTCTGTCGGAAAATAGCGGTCACGGAAAAATGTCATGGGCGGAACTATCTCCTGAACCATTCCGGCCATGTAGTAGGTATCAAATACACTGTAAGGCATATGTTTTCCTCCTTCTTATTCAAAGATTGTGCGAAGATAAAGACCTCTTTCGCGGAGCTTGTCTTTATCGGCTTCGGTCATTGAGTATGCGTCTGCCACGGTAATTGCGCTTTCGTTAAAGCAACCCGCCGTGTAGACGGCCGCAATCACATCGGCGGCTGTTCCAACGGCAGTTTCGTCGCACAAAATGCAGTCGGGTGTCAGCGCTTCCGCATCCTGCGCTGCAACGGCAGCTGTCGTCAGCTCGTAGTATGTCGCAATATCCGCGACAAGCGGAGATGCAACCGCTGTATATACATACGAGCCTTCACTGCCGCTTCTCGTATAGTAGGTTTTTCCTGCGGCGATTGCCACATCAGACGTGATAGTGTAAACCGCCGCCGCCGCTTCGACGGCCTGCTGTGCTGCGGTGCCCAGAATTACGAGCTTGTTGTCAATGTCGGACTTTGCAAGCACGGTTCCTCTGGGATACGTTGCCGCTGTGCTGAGCTTCCTGAGTTTCCCGGATTCCACGATTGCAGCAGGAGCTACACCTGCAATCAGCTTGTCATAGGTCATGGAAGCGAGTTCTTCGTTAAGATGCTTTGCCATATTACTAATCCTCCTTCTTTGTCAGTTTCTTCGCGTCTGCACGCCCTGCCGCCATACGCTGTTCAGGCGTCAGTTCTTTTCCGTCGTCGGGTTCCTGCCCGCTCCCGGCAGGTACGTCCTGAGCATTTGAATCCTGCGTGTCCTGCTTGAGATTGGTCATGAATTGACCTCCCAGAGCCGCCTGTTTCTTCATGGCGCGGAATGCGAGTTCTTCCGCTGTGCAGGTGTTTTCTCCCTTTGCGTCGCCGTATTTTGCCTCAAGGATAAGGTCCTTATCGGCAATGCTCGGTGCGATTTCGTCAATTTTCTTAATCCGGTCGCGCTCGGCATCAGCGGCAGCTTTTACTGCGGGTGCGCTGTCTGTCGCAGTTGCTCTGGCTTCGGCCATTAACTGCTCAGCCAGGTCAGGGTTTTCCGTCTTGAGTTCTTCAAGAGATTTTGCCATTGTTAAACTTCCTCCTTCATTTTTGCCGGGAGCAGCCGGCTTTTTGTTTGTATCCAAATCCGCTTTTGCGGTATTGGTCTGTTTGGGAATATCAAGGTCCAGCGCTTCAATGGTTTTTACATCCAACCCATCGGGCAGAGCATAGCCAAACGGTAAGTTAATTTCGCGCCCGGCAGCATATACCGTGTGCCTGTCCGCACTGGCGACAATGGGCATCATCTCTTCTTCGTCCTCAACGAGCTTGTCGGCATATCCTCTTTCAACAGCTTCGGCGCCTGTCATATAGGTTTCGACCTGCAGAGCTTCTGTGACCTCGCGTTTGCTTTTGCCTGTTTTTTGAACTATAGCATTGATCATGGCTCCGTCACAGCCGTCAAGCAGCCCAATCTGCTTATTTAAGTCCATTGCGTTATAGTAACCCATAACACACATGGAAGCCGTGTGAAGCATCAGCAAGCTGGACGAAAAGACCTCAATTGTATTTGCCGCCTGCATGATGAAAAATGCGGCGCTCATTGAAACACCGTCAACACGAGCTGTTATGTCAGCTTTCATTTCCATAAGCTTGTTGTAGATGACTATAGCTGAAAAGCAGCTGCCGCCCACACTGTTAAGCCTTAAGAATATGTACTTTGCTCCCGAGGCTGCTACGGCTCTAAGGCTTTCGAGAAATTCTGTTTCAACAATGTAGTTCCCCTCTACAGAGTTTCCTTCATCATCTTTGGGCCGTTCTTTAACGACCTCCCCATACATGTCTATTTCGGCGCTGCTATTGTCCGGCGCAATTGCAATCGCGTAGGGCTTGACTATACTCGCGCCCAGAGCACTGAGTTTCATTGTTCTTGTACCTCCTTTTTTAAGCGGTTAACTAAATTGTTTAAGAATTGGCGTTATTCACACCCTCCTATTTTGGGTCTTCGCGACGCCTTACTCATTACCTTCGCTTCCATCATCGTTTCCTTCGTTTGAATTAGCAGGCACTTGCGTATTGCTTCCTCCGGCAGCGAGCAGCTGCTTGTTTTCCAATGCAAGCTGATCTACGTTTGCCGACCAATCCCCGCCGTCAAGCTCTGTCGTAACCTGCTCATGGGTTTTGAATGCGTGTTGAACTGCCAAGATATCCGATTTCACCTCTTTGATGGGGTCAAGGTAGCCCTGCGCGGGTCCAATCCACCGAGCACCGCACCAAGCAGCGCGAATCAGCGGATTGCTGAAAAATCCGGGTGCGCTTATTCGTCCCAGCGCAACGGCTTCTGCAAGCCATGTCTCATATACAGGCTGACAAAAATCGTCCACAAACCATTTACGGCGCATCTTGAACGCGTCCCACGCTTCAAGCAGCGCCGCGCGTGAAGCGGAGTATGATTTTCCGAACGATTTCAGCAATATGTCCGCTGGTATTTCCAGCGCGGCGCCGACCAGCGTACACAAGGTTTTAACAAATCCGTCAAAGCCTGTAGACGGAGACGTAGGATTGCCAAATTTAACATCCTCGCCTTCTGCAACAACATTGACCTCACCAGGTCCCATGCTGTATTCATTACGCGCTTTCGGAACGGCGGCCTCATCAGTCTCGTTCGGCTCTTGCGTTTCATTAAACGGCATTTCTGATGTATCGCCCTTTGTAATAATCCACGCCGTAAAGAAGCTCTGTATAAGCGCCGCCATAAGCTCGCTCTCGGTGTAGCGTCGCAGCTGCAGCAGAGGCTCAATAACCTGAGCCAGATAAGTAACACCCCGATATTGGTCGGGGCGTTCGGAGCTCATTATGTGCAAGATATTCGGCATTCCTGTTTTTTTGCCGTAGGCTTCAACACGCGTCCATTCAGACAGCTCGCCGGTTATCTGGTAAGGATAGTTGCTGCAAATGTGATATGCGACAATCGCGCCGTTGGCGTTGACCTCCACACCGTCATATATTTTGTTTCCCGCTTCGGTTTTTCCTTCCGTCAGTGTTGGATATCCGAGTGCGCGCGATATATTCGGCGTTGCGATACGGTCTGCTTCAATCAGATGCAGCCTCAATGAATAGGGAGCCATCGGCGTTTCGTCATAGCGCTTGAACAGCGCGAAGCAATCTCCCGACATAAGCCATGATTGCAGTGCCAGCTGCTGAATTGAGGCGAAGTTATTAACGCCTGTCGCATCGCAGTTTTGCTTCTTCTCTGCCCACATCGCAAACTCTGCTTCGGTTTTTTTCTGCCAGTCTCTCGCCTGTTCCGGCGTAAGCCCCAGAAATTCGCTCTTGATTCTGCTTTGCAGCTGCAGACCGACGCCGACGACCTTTGTCCTGTTTGTTTTAATCGCTGAGGTTGCGACCGGCGATGCCATGTACAGCATCCTGCCGCGCTGTCTAAGCGTATAATTATTCCAGTCGATATCTTCGCGCGCGCTCCCGCTCTGTGCCACAAAGCCTTTCAGTGCTTTTTTCGTCAGACTTGCACCTGCGTCGCTGTAGCCTTTAGCGTTTGGCACGCTGTTTGAACTAATTGTCTTCGGGACGACTCTCTGCCCCATAGCTACACCTCCAAATATAAAACATCGTTACCGGCGGCGAAAGGAGACAAACTCCGCCGATAACGATGCTGCGATAAAAGCCCTTTCGGGCTGATACCCGTTTTTATCACCAGTCTCGCGGCACAATGCCGTAAGCCCGGCGAGATTTACCTCCGGCAATCTGAACTTCCAGCAAATCGATTTCTTTTTCAAGACCGGCTATCGTTTCGTTCAGCGCAGGAAGGTCGAGATGTGTCAGTTCTTTTCCGCCGATTGTATAGCTCTTGGCGTTTCCGTTGAGCAGCGCAAGGTATGCGGATCTCGCTGCTGCCAGTGCTGATTTTTTGAAATCTAAGCGGTCCTGCAATACGGCTGTGCTTGCCATAGTTTCCTCCTCTACCAGTCATCAAAATGTTGGTCGATTGTTTTTTTAGGCGTCCTTTGCGGCGGTGCTTGTTTTTGCGGCGGCGTTGGAGAACTCTGAATTTTCGTAAGCGGCGCCGTTCCCGCTCTGATATTGACTGACGCTTCTTTCAAGCGCTTGTCCAGCGCGTCGAAATCCGGATTGATTGCTTTACAGGCCGCTGTCGCGTAGTTTCGGCAGTCAAGCGCCTCGTTTCTTTCGTGCCCCGGTATTTTCTCCCACACCCAATGACTCTTCCCTTTTTCCTTGTAAACCAGGCGTTCAGACAAAAGCCCGGCAAAATACTTGGATTCATAATTTCGGTCAGGGTTGTTCGGATAATGGCAAAAGCGCTTTCCGGGTTCTTTTACCGAAAGGGAGTCCATTATCAGCTGTTTTCCGCTGTCGACGCCAATATTGTACAGCCAGCATTCCCCGATGTATTTTCCTCGGATTATGATTTTTGTTTTTGTAGGCGGCGAGGTATATGGACAGCCTTCACCGCCGCGGCCTTTAATTGCAAAAACTCTCTTTCCGATTCTCGCTTTACAGGCCTGATAGACTTCCTGCGTATAGTGACCTCCGGAGTCGACGAAGGTCATTGATATCTTGAGCTTTACGCCGTTTGCGTATGTGTACTGATGGTCAATAACATCATCGAGCTGTTTCCAGACCTCGGCTTCGTTTGGCCGTCCCATGATTATGCCCTTCTGTATTCCCCAGGTTTCCCCGAAGTGGCCGAAACCGACAACCTCATATTCCAGACGGTCATCCTGTGTGTCAACACCGCAGGTCAGGCACAGAACGCCATCCGGAAGTTCAGCATTATAATTTTCACGGCGCTGCATGAAATAATCTTCGCTGTCGAGATCGCCTCTGTCTTCCCAAAGCTCTCCGAATTTCGTGTTGTAAACGACCTGCAGCTTCTGAGGGTCGTTATCAGCTTCAAGATATGCGAGTATTATTGATTCCCACGGCGCCCAGGGCGATGAAAAAGCATTGAGCCAAAACGACCTGACGCCGTTTTTATATGCTGCCGGGTTTTCCGCAATCCATTTGGACGGCTGCTTTTTCATTTCCTTTTCGGTGTGATAGCAGGCACAGGAGGGGCAGAACCAGCCTACTGACTTTACCGTAAAATGCTTTTTGTTTTTTATAATATCAACATCATATTCAAAACGAATGTTGTCAAACACGATGTCATGCCATTGGCCGCACTCCGGGCACTGTACACACCAGCGTTCCCGAGTTCCGGCATTAAAGGCTTTTTCGATTTTGCTCGCGTTTTTCTTCGTCGGCGTTGATACGCGAATCGCTTTTTTATTATAAAACGTTGTTGTTCGAGCCATAGCCAGCCCCCATGGATCTCCTTCTGTTCCGGCTGATTCGGCCCAACGGTCAATCTCATCTCCGATTACGACGCGAACAGGCGTTGAAGCAAGCGCCGAAGCGCTGTTGGAACCGCACATGGTCAGCATGCCGCCGGGAAAACTCTTTTGCAAAATCGTATTGTTACTGTCCCGACTTTTTACCTCCGAGACCTTTACACGTAAAGATTTGCTGTCGCGGACCATGGGCGCAACGCGTATCTTTGAAAACTTCTTTGCATCCTCGATTGTCGGATGAATATACAGGATACCGCAAGGGTCTTGGTCTATCATGTATCCGATGAAATTGAGCTCAAGCTCTGATTTACCGACCTGAGAGGCGGCAACCATAACAATCTCATGTACCTTTGGATCGGTGAGGGCGTCCATTGGCTCTCTGAGATAGGGAGTTCGATAAGTTCTCCACGGTCCCGGCTCGGCGGAGCTCTCGGATGAAAGGCGCCGTTTTTTATCTGCCCATTGAGAAACGGTCAGCTCCTCAGGCGGCTTAAACCCGCTTATCGCGCTTGCGATAGCAGCGTTTAGGTTCTCAGCGTCAGTCCGTTTCTTCATTCTTTTCAGCCCAATTCTGCCGCTCCCTCACCTTTTTAGCGTATTCTTCCGGATTGTATTTGTAATTTGAAAGCTCTTTAAGCGCTTCGTTTACTTCCTTACGGATAATAACGGCGGCCTCTTCTGCCGTTTCAACCGAAGCGACGTCCACGGCAAGGCGCCCGGGTAAGGCGATTAGGACGCTTCGAACCGCGTAAACGAGGTCCGTTGTCATCGCTTCAACATCCTGGCTGCGGTGCATCTGTCCCTGCAGCTCCAGCATCTCAAGCTCGGCTATTGAGGCTTTGGCGTTTTTCAGCTTAACCTCGGCGTCGAGCTTGGCCTGTTCGAGGTCCGCTACAGCTGTGTGTTTTTCGCGTCCATTGGCTTTATCGGAAAGGTATTTGATATATGCCTGAATTGTCGGAAGCAGGTCATATTTTGTCGGTTTTCCCTGACCCTTGATAATGCCCTCAGTCTTGAGCTGCTCCACGCGGCGAGTCGTTACTCCGAATAATTTTGCAATAACCTGCGTTGATTGCAGATTAGGCGGAACTTCAGGCATCGTGCTCACCTCCGATTTTTAATCAAGAATACCGGTAGCCGCAACATTGATGCATTTGCTGCCACGCTCTAAAGTCACGTCGCGCTTACAGGTTACTTGCATGTATCGCTTAACAATAACATCGCAGAATCGCGGGTCGAGTTCGATTATTCGCGCTTTTCTTCCGGTGCCCTCGCAGGCAATGAGCGCCGAGCCGGAACCGCCGAACGGGTCGAGCACAAGCCATCCCGCCCGGCTGCTGTTCTCGACGAGCTTTGCTATCAGAGCCGTAGGTTTCATGGTGGGATGCTCAGCGCTTTTCAGAGGCTTATCGTAGTTAAGGACGCTGCTCTCCAGCTCTTCGATAGCATCGTAAACCCGCTCAATTACTTCTAAGAGTTCTTCGTGCGTCATGCTGTCAAAGTCAGGGCGTCCGCTTTCATCGATTACTGTTGACAGATTTCTTTGTTCAACAAAATAATGCGCAGCGCCGGATTTCCATCCATACAGAATAGGCTCATGCCGCCATTGATAATCTTGTCGTCCGAGAACGAAGGAGTTCTTTACCCATATCAGGCACTGCTTGAGCAGAAAGCCTGCGTTAACGAATTCCTCGCGGAACGCAACGCCCTCTCCGTCTGCGTGGAATATGTAAGCGGCAGCGCCCTCTTTCGTGACCGCTGCCGCTGAAGCATACATATCGTGGAGAAACGCCCGAAACGCCGAGCTCTCCATTTTATCGTTCATTATTTTCCCTGCTGCGCCCTCGTAATCCACATTGTACGGAGGGTCCGTAACAATGAGCTGTGCCTGAGCGCCCTGCATCAGCTTTTTGTATGTCTCAGGCTTCGTGCTGTCGCCGCATATCAAACGGTGCTCACCGAGAATCCATATGTCACCCGGCTTTGTTATGTACGTTTCTGTTATCTCCGGGATATTCTTGTCGGCTTCATCAAAATTGATGGTTTTCTCGACAAGGCATTGCATAATATCAGCTCTCACGTCGGCGTCATAACCCGTCAAGTCCAAATCAAGCTCTGACAAATCCAACTCGCTGAATATCTCTGCAAGCATTTCCGAATCCATTTCGGCCAGCTCAGCAAGACGATTATCTGCAACGAGATCTGCAAGTTCTTCCGCTTCGTTTTTATAATCCTGATAATCTACAGGGACCTGCTTGCATCCGGCGAGTTTAGCTGCCATAAGACGGCCGTGTCCGCGAACCACAAAACCGGATAAAGTCGAAACGGTTACAGGAGCCCTCCAGCCTTGTTCTTGAATTATGTGTGCCAGCAAAGTTATCTGTTCCAGAGGATGCTGGTTTGGATTCTTGGGGTTCGGTTTCAAATCATCTATTTCTACGAGCTTGTCATAAGCACAGAATACCGGTATTTCGGTATCACTTGCCTTAACGCTTATATTTTCAGCCAAAAAACAGTCCTTCTCTCTCTTTTATGCAACGAAATGGGTAAATTTTTGATTTTCATAACTAGATTTATTCTGGGGTCGTCGAGCCCGCATGATTTTCAGAGGGGGGTCACAGTACCTTTTTTTGTACTTGGCATGATTTTTCGTTAATGCTATATCATCTTTGGACTTTCAAAAGCACTTTCGTACACACTTACGGCTGTATCCAATGGAGATACTGCGTGTCGGGAGAAGATACAGCAGATAACGTACTCCCCTATTACTATGCGGTGTTTGCATGAAGCAAAAGACCGCCCCTAAAATCAAGAGCGGTCTAGTTTATGTGTGGTTTTACATCTTGAATTATAAATTATTTTTGCTGTCGTGTAAATGGCGACTTTTTGACATGTCTAATCCCGGTCTATCCATTCACTACCGAAAAGGCACGCACTTACTCTTTCACACGCAGCGTCAATGTCTCTATATATCGTGCGTATGTCGATGTTTTCTCTCTCAGCAATGTCGCCTGCTGGCGTTGGTTCTTCTGACAAATACATGGATTGCAGTACACGATACCGGCGCTGATCGTCTGGCTTCTTTGCTAGCATGCAATATGAATCCAATGCAGCATCTATCTGCTTCAGCATTATGTATGACATCACCTTCGAGTGGATAATTGACTGTACACTAACGCCATCTTTACCTTCCATGAGGTTCTTAAAGAAGTCGTAGTCCTCCGCTCCCAAGTCTTTTAGGGAGGCAATCGCTGTATCGGCATGAGTTTTAATCTCCATATAGTTTTTTAATAGCCGCTTCGTATTTCTTAAGCGTCGGTCTGTGCGTTGCTTTGAATCCTTCTGTTCTTCCTTCTTGTATGCCTCGGCGCCCACCTCAGCCGCAAGCTTAACAATTTCTGATTTTGTCATTTCTCCTTTACTCATGACTTTACCTCCTTAAGCATGTTGGACGCACGCCCGTTCCATAGGCTTAAAGCAGCCTTGCGAAGTTCGTGCCTGGCTGTGCTTTTCGGTAGTTCTGGACCGTGAGCGTGGCATTGCAAGCACTCAACATATACCATAGGCACGCATATGCTTGCATCGTCTATGATTGTTGCCTGACCCCCGCAGAACGGGCAGGGCAATGCGGCTGTTGTTTCTTCTTTAGTCATCGGCTCTCCTTTCGTCTTAACAATAAGCGTGTAGTCAGCAAGCATATCTCACATCTCCTTTTTGTTTTTTGCTGCAATTTTTATTCCTCGTAGCGCTCACCCCCATTGCCATTTCCATAAGGGCCGCTATCGTTCTTGTCTTTTTCTCTATCTCTGTCTGCCAGCGCTTTCGGAGGCAGTATGTAACGGATGTACTGCGGCATTCCAGGCTTAAATTCGCCTCTGTAAAGCAGCGCACAGTGTTTCGGCACCCGGAGCTCCGCTCCTCCGAGCGCAGCCTTATCTTTCGGGACCGGGCGAACAAGGTTTCTTGAAGCCTTATATTTCTTTTCGTCCTTAACGTACCTAACCTGCTTAATCAGGTAATTTGCCAAAGCCAAATGATCTGGTTCGTCCCAGACATATTCAGAATCGACGGTATTGGCGTTATTCCATTTGCTTAGGCAGATTTCGAGCATATTTTTCGATATAACGACATGATGATGGACCCGGACGGTTTCTCCGGTTTTCCCGTCCATATCGCTGGTTACGGAGTAGTATTTGAAAACAGTTCCTTTCGGAGCAGCGTTCTTACATCTACGGAAATAATTTTCCAGTTCTTTGTCAGCTGATTTCCTAATGAGAATTGAAAACTCTTCTTCCGAGAGTATGCTTATATCAATACCCCAGCTTTCTATTCTTTTCAGAAGGCGGTTATAAGCTTCTTCCGAATAGTCAAGTCCGAACAGAGAATCTTCGGATGTAAAATTAGCATTAAGGAGTCTGGCAGACTCTTTTATCGTAGAGGCTTCATTCTGCTGAATCTTCTTAATATCCGATTTTACTTTACGTTCAGACTTTGTCGGTTTCTCTCCCTCGAGGTAATATTTGATTTTCTCCCCAATGTTGCCAGATATGTAAGTGCGAATTACCCAGTATCCCTCTTTCATAACACACCTCTTTATCTTATGGTCGTAAACTTAGGCTTTAACCAAGCCCCCAAACGCGCGCGCGTTATATATATAATGTATAAGGTTTTTGTCAAAGGCTCGAAGCGCGCCCCGTGCCTCCACAGGGCGCAGTTCCAACGGTTGACATAACTATTGTGTTTTACTCTGGCTTTCCGCATCGCTCGAATTCATAAACCCATACCCACGGATTGAAGCAAAAGCGATATGGAGACAGGGGCCCGCTCTGCTTTTCTTTAAGGGTGCTGTTCCAAAGCTGCTCAAAGCAGGCTATATGCCAATTTGCTATGCTGATATCAACATCAGCATCACCGGAAGGCGGCAACTTTTCTATGTACTTGTCACCGTCTTTTGTGCCTTCGGCTATTACATCAGCTTCGGTGATGTCCTGCAGCCGCTCAACTCTCACTCCGGTCACGCGGAGGAATATTCGGGCAGCTTCTTTCGGCATATGAATTGAGGGACGCCATGTAAAGTTTTCCTGTCGGAATCCGTCTCCATCGGTCATAGTAATTTTGGGTGTGCCGTCAGCCGCATAGTAGTACTGTCCTTTGTCCCATTCGACATGAGACTCATCTTTACTCCACGGCGCGAGATATTGCCACGTTTCCCGGACATAGAGAATGTCGCCGACATCATATTTAGGGTACATGATATTCCGGCTTGTGTCGTCAACTGAGATTTCACGGCCCAGATAGCAAGGCACAGAAGCACTATACT